CGAAAGACACGATTGTCTTACGAATGATCTCATGATAGAAATGATTTGTTAACATAATATTACCACCTTATGAAACTATTTAGAATTCCCCAAAAGGATTTGTTTCTGAGAAGTCTATAATCGTGTCTGCTTCTGACTCAATTTCGTCGTTTCCAGCAAAAGCAATATCAAATTCAGAGTCAACTGATAAGATTCTATAACTTGCTCCAGCACCCACAACAACTTCACCTATTTGGAAATTACCACTAGGTATTGATACTTTAAGAATATTGTCTCTGGTATTCCAATGAGAAACATATGCCTCTGTGCCACTGTCAAGACCTCTTACGGTTTCATTTGTTTCATACTCACCGAAGGAGTTGGATGTGACAGATGATATGGAAACAACAGCAGACGTAAATGTATATCCAGCACCAGCATTGCTGTATCTGATTTCAGAAACTGTACCAGCAGCACTAACAACTGCCTCTGCCTGTGCGTTCATCAATAGAGGTTCAGTCTCATTCGACTGTTGAATATACACAGAAGTAATACCAACTGTAGGAGTGAATGTATATCCAAGTCCACCAGTAGTAATCCCTACAGGGCCTAGTACAGCATCTGAAATTACAGCAGTTGCAACAGCCACTGCGTTTGTAGATGTTGGAGATCCACCAGTAAATACAACTTGTGGAGGCATAGTATATCCTGTGCCTGGATTTGTTATCAATATTCTATCCACTGACTGATTAGGAACACCTGATCTACTTGTCATTATGGCAACACCAGTTGCTTGAGTTCCTATCGCTGGTTGTTCAATAGTCATAATAGGAACTGATGTATATCCCCATCCCTCATATGCTATTGATAAAGAAGTCACTGAATTTAAAGCGACTGTAGCATCAACCACTGGATGTTCGTTGTCCATTTTACGAACAAAAGATGCCGTAGTTAATGTTTGTATATCAGTTTCTTGTGATGTTTCTGAACTAGGAACTTGTGTTGCACTACTATTTCTAGTTGAGTTATCACCAGTTAAGTTGATCGTTAGATGATCCAAGAATCCCTCAAATGATGCAGTTTGACTAGGAATAAATCCAGCACCAGCAGTGTCAGCACCTAATTTTAGAGAATCGCCTGCAAAGAACATGATTGGGTTTGCTGTATTCAGACTGTTACTTACAGTTCCGTTTACAGATATAGTTGCATCAGTGTTGTACTGTTCTACTCTAATAAAGTTCCAAGCATTTAGATTGAGTTGTGTAGTATTCTCTATAGATCCAGAACCAGAAGCAAACACTATGTTTCCTGTTTCTCTGTAATATATCTTGAATCTATCAGTCCACATGACTGTTCCGCCATTGACTGCTGGATCAAACTTAGTTGGATACAACCAGAAACTTAATGATAATCTACCATCACCACTATCTCTAGAATCCACATTAGTTGTGAAATGGAAGTTGGCACCAATAACATCAGTGATTGCAGTATGATGTAGAGAGTTGTTTCCAAACTTAATTTGAGATGATGTGAGTTTGTTTGGTGGTGTAAAACTAATTGAAGGCACAGATAGGTAATTAGATCCAGCATTTGTTAGAGTTACACTATCAATGCCACCCTCTGCAATAGTTACAGTACCAGTTGCTCGATTACCTTGATCTGGTTTAAAGATTGTTACAGTCGGAATTCCTCTATAATTACCCCCATCAAACATAGGCACACGTTGTACTGACTTTACTCCAGCAAATGTAGATGCAAGAGATACATATGCCACTGCATTTTGAGATGTATCTTTCTCCATCTGTAAGGTAACAACTTGCCCACTAGTTGATCCTACAATATCATCTACCTCTACACCTTCCTTATCAGTCAATCCATCAGGTAGATCAATAACCTCATCCTCAGGCTCAAAGATCTCACATCTAAACTCATACATGAATAGGTCATTGAGTTGGTAGAATGGTACTTTTCTTTCAATATATTTGATTTCAAATAAGGCATTATCCAAAGGCAAGTAAATCAAGTCACCTTCATTTGGAGTCTGAGCATTCAACCTATCCTCTGCTGGATATAATTTTAGGAATGGAGTTATGAAGTCGTCATATCTTTCTTTAGAAACAATTAGAGTGACCTCATCTTGAGCTCTGACACCAAACTTAGACAGTACATCAGAGGGAGTTCCAAATCCATCTACGTTAGCTAGATACGCTTCCAATCTAAAACTATCGTCAAATTTAGACGCAGTTATTTCCCTGATAACAGTATTCCTGTTAACAATTTTTCTGGGCAAATATAGGATATCTTGACCGAACAGTTGTAAGTGTTCGTTCACCAAGTCTTGAACTAGTCTTTGTTCACTTGGAGATCCATTTAGAAAGAAGGGTGATAAAGGCATTATCCAACAAAGTCTAGAGGTGGCATTGCGTATTCTTGCATTAACTTCTCATCGAGTTTCTCCAACTCCATGACAGCATCATCATATATCTGCCTACCGTTAAGTTCTAATCCACCAGGCAACTTGACACCAGTGAATTTTATGAGATTCTGACCCCATTGTCTTTTTATTAAAGATGTGGTATACTGTTTAAGCCAGACATCATTGTATACGGCATTCTCACTCTGAGGATCTACTACTCTAAAGGCATCTATAATTAAAAAATGATTATCAGTAAGTTCCTTTATATTCAAATCCATGTATAATCTACTATTCTTCTTGTTAAATCTTACTTGAACATCTGGATTAAGCATGTAATCTAGAGTTTCTAGATATGATTTTACCATACCATAGTTCAATAAATCTATTGCCCCGTAGTAGTATAAATCATTAAGGAAGATCTGGTATTTGATATTGAACATTCCCGCTGATATTGTGGATGAATCAGCTTTGAATACCTTATTGACTCCTATTATACTGTCAGGTAGAGGTAAGTAGTTCGCTCCCTCAGTATAGTCTACAGAAGTAAGTCCCCCTGCTGTACTAGTACCAGTGGTTGTCGCTTGTACATCAAGCATCTTCTCTTTCTCAGCAGCAGTTAGTTGATGCTTCAAAAATACTCTATCAATACCTTCACCATGTCTTTCATGAAACAATTGGATAGCATCATCAATCAAATCATCTATCTGATCATCGTCAACATTGATCTCAAGAACAGGCTTTCCAAGTTTCCTAAGAGCATATTCTTTCAAACCTTCTTTACTATTAGGTTTTGCCACGACCTCTCCACATTAGTTCTCCGAAGTATTTAGTTATATGAAAAAGTATTTTATTGATGAAGAAAAAACTTTTGCAATCAGTGATGAGATAGGAGCAAGAGTTGAACTCATGGGATGGCAGGAAATACCAATAGTTTATATTGATAATTTCTATAAAAATCCAGACATGGTAAGGAATCTTGCACTTAGATGTCCAGCTACAAATAACCCAAGGATATGTGGAGGAGTGCCTGGCCTTAGAGTAGATATGAATATGAATTTAGATCATATGCATGATATTTTCAAACAAATTGCAAAAAATGTATATGCATTGACCATTAAGGAAGATCCTCAATTTGATCAAGCTTGTTTGAATATTCCTTTCTCTGTCAATGTAACTCAATCAAAAGATAGAGTGAGGATACCTCATGTAGATTACCCACCAGAAACTCAAGGTAGAGGGTGGGCTGGTTTGATATATCTTAACAAACCTAAAGAATGTAAAGGTGGCACTGGGTTTTATACATACAAAGGGCAACAAGTTAATCCATTTCAAGAGGGTATCTGGAGNGAAGACTTTGTTGATGACAGTATAGGGCCTTGGGAGTTGATACACCTTGCAGATATGAAATACAATAGGATGATTATGTACCCTGATGATGTTCTTCACGGTGCATATGATAAGCCAGGATATTTTGAAGATGATCTCTATAGATTGGTTCAGACATTTTTTATACCCTTACATTTTTTCTCATAATGCATAATATTATTCTTACAGGATCAAACGGTTTTATAGGCAAAGCATTTGCAAATAAGATAGGAGGTGAAAATTTATATCAAGTAGAACAATCACATGCTTTTGATTTTCTAAACCAATATGATAAGTGGGATGAAGTAGATTTGATTCTACATCAAGGAGCCATATCAAGTACAACTGAGACAGACGTAAATAAAATTCACAAGTATAACGTAGAGTTCTCCATTGCACTATTTGAGAAAGCAATAGAACATTCCATCCCAGTCAAATATGCCTCATCTGCATCTGTGTATGGTAAGATTCATAGTGAATATGGATATTTGAAGGGAACTATCAATCCACTAAATTTCTACGCACTATCAAAAGCAACTGTGGACTACTGGGTCATGGATAATATGGATAGGTTTGAACAAGTACAGGGATTTAGATACTTCAATGTATATGGTGAAGGTGAAGAACATAAAGGAGATCAGGCAAGTCCAATTAGTAAGTTCACTTTACAAGCAAAACAAAATAAGGTAATTAAAATATTTGAAGATTCTGAATATTCCTTTAGAGATTTTGTGTGGGTAGGAGATGTAGTAGATGTTGTCCTAGATAATACGGCAGGGAGCGGCATCTATGATGTTGGGACTGGCAATCCTATCTCATTTCTTGAGATTGCAGAANTGATTGCCAAAAA